AATGTTATGTTCAAGTTTGTTGGTATTAACCTGTTTCTGGGTAATACCCGAAGGGATAACTACATGGCTTACTTTAGTTTTATTTTTTAGAAAAAAACGTGCAGAAAGAAAAAATCAGTTAAGAGAAAAAAACACAGAAAAGGAGAAATAAAGATGGAAAATTCAGTAAAACTTAGACTATTAAACCTTGGAAAAAAGCAAGTGGACTTGTTAAAGGTAATAAGAAAAAAAGGTTATACAAATCTTCAACCACCGCAATTGAGCTCTTACATCAATGGCGCCAATACTACGCCACAGGCGAAGGCGGTAATGCAAATAGTATATGAAACTTTGGAGCAGTGGGAAGCTGAAATATCAGGGTAGGAGGTGTAACAATGACGCTCAATTTAAAGTTTAGAGTTTTAACCGATTGGAACGACGAGTTGAAAACAATTCTTGATTTAGTTGAAAAAATAAAAGAACGTCACCCCAACGACCAACTATTTATTGAAGTGACGTTCGAAAATTAAGCTTTTACTATTTCAATACATCTAAGACCTTTTGAAGAAATAGTGATACATGATGTGTCAGAATATAATACATAATCAAATTTTGGTGTAAATCCATGTGTCAAAATTTTATTTTCTTGTATTACATTATAACCGCTTGACCAATAACCTATTTGGCTTATTCCTTCATATTTAAAAGGCTGAGGATTATCTTCGTAGTAAATTGAAACATTAAACATTGCATTTCACCTCCAATCTTTAGGTGGATTATACAACAAATTTTGACAATATTCAATATGTATTTAACAAAATTGCAAAATAAAGTATAGAAAGGAGAGTGAGAACATGGGAGCAAGAGTAAGAATAGTAAGCATAGATACGGCGTTAAAGATTTATTACGCATATCCTGAAATTGGAAATAAAGAGATAGGAGAACTGTTTGGCACTAAGTCCGCAAGCACAATATACAACAAAAAGAAAAAGGCAAGAAATCTTATGTTGGAAAAAGGTCAAAAGCCATTTGATTTTTTTACTGTAAGTACCGCTACAGCTTATGAAGCCTGGGGGATTGATGTTGAGGATTTAGAAAAAAGAAGAAATAAGTTAAAAAAATTAAATTTGACCTGATATAGAAAGAGGTGAAGACAAATGTATAGTTGGATTATACGAATATCAGCTGCGGTGGTCGGCGCTGTATTGTTAGTTATGGTTAAGGCGCTTGAGTGGTATCCTATATTTTACGTAGTGCCGCTTATGATGATACTTTTTGCGTTTCTAGATTGTGCTGAAAGTACAGAAAATGGACAACCCATAGCTGAAGATGTGCGCAAGGTCGTAATAAGGTCGGATAACCGGCGTTGGGACTTTGCTGACGAAGAGTGTAGCAGAACATCTAAAACGATAGAAGAAAAAAATCAAAGAAATATTAAAATTGGTATAGGAGTGAGATAAAATGAGAATGAGAAAAATAAAGAGACCTGTACGCAAAACAGTGTAACTTTTAATGTGGAGGTGAAATAAGATTATAACAATTCATTCATGGAGCGGTGGAAAGGATAGCACAGCAAGCATCATACTTGAGCGTATTCATAATTTACCGGCTTCAAAAATAATTTTCAGCGAAGTCATGTTTGACAACAAAAATAACATAAGCGGTGAGTTACCCGAACACATTGATTTTATACATAATAAAGCGATACCAAAATTCCGTGAATGGGGATATGACGTTCAAATTTTACGTAGCGAAAAGGATTATTTAGATTTGTTTTATCACGTCGTTACTCGCAGCAAAAAACCGGAAAGGAACGGTAAATATGCAGGTTTTTTACTTGCTGGAATGTGTGCAGCGAATAGTCAGTTAAAAATTCCACCGATTAAAAACTTTTTAAAAACTGTCAAGAAACCTTTTATTCAATATATCGGAATCGCGACAGACGAGCAAAAAAGATTAAAAAAACTTGAAGGAACGAATAAAATATCGTTGCTTCAAAGATACGGCTATACTGAAAAAATGGCATATGATTTATGCAAGAAATATGATTTACTTTCTCCTATATATAAATTCGCAAAACGCGGAGGTTGCTGGTTTTGTCCAAACTGTTCATATAAAGAATTTGCACGTTTAAAAAAATGCCATACGGAATTGTGGAACAAATTAATGTTGTTATCTAATGAGCAAAACATTATAAGTTCTTGTTTTAAATATAACAAAACATTTTTGCAAATAGACAAAAAAGTTGATGAAATAAATAGTCAATTAAGCTTTTAGCGCGGAGGTAGACGACGAAGAGTGCTATAGAGAAACCAAAAGGCCGGAAAGCAAAAGAATACATAAAATTGTAATGTGAGGTGTTATCAATGCAGTGTAATAGGGATTGTTTTAATTGTATTTTTGAGGACTGCATAGTGAATGAGCTGCTACCTGAAGATTTAAAAGAAATTAACCAAAGAGATAGAGAGATTAGATTTATTAATAAAGATAATAAACGCAAAAAGATAGCAGAACGCCAGCGAAAATATCACGAAGAGCATAGAGAAGAAATAAATGAACGCCAGCGAAAACACCGTGCTGAACACAAAGAAGAAATAGCAGAGTATAGGCGTAAATATTATGCTGAACATAAGGAGGCGATAAATGAAAGCCAGCGAAAGTACTACGCCGCACATAAGGATGAATTAAATGAACGTAGGCGAAAATATCGCGAAGAGCACAAAGAAGAAATATTGAAACGCCAGCGAAAATATCGTGCCGCACATAAGGATGAATTAAATGAACGTAGGCGAAAAAATTATCAAAGAAAGAAAAATAAAAAGTCCGGCTGTGCGGAACCACAAACCGGACTAAAAAATATATATAACAAGAAATCTATATCAATATAACATATAATAAAAGATTTGTCAAGTTGTGAAAAGGAGAAAATATGAACAGGATACAGAATTTATTAACTAAAGAAATAATAGAGCCTGAGGATAGGCTTACATATGCGCTGAACCGCTGCGGTATTGGGATAATCAACGAAAATTCTCCTGACTTTGACTGGTTTGTTAAGGAGATTATTCCTGAGTTTTTAGAGCTGTTTTACAGCGGTAATTATGCTGAGATCGATGAGCCGGAGGAAGAACTGCCGGACTATGGATATTATGACAAGCTGGACGCTGAGTATGAGGACAGGCGTTTGGCATGAAAGGAGCGAATAACTTTGGAGCTTTTAAGAGTTCGGGACACTAAAAGCCTCAGCCGTGACGAGTGGCTGGAAGTCCGCAGGAATGGTATAGGCGGCAGTGACGCCGCTGCCATACTTGGGCTTAACAGATTTAAAGGGGCTTTTTCGGTTTACGCAGACAAGGTGCTGGGGCATCATGACGACTTATCTAACATTGAGGCTGTTTATTGGGGGAATGTGCTTGAGGATATTGTGGCAAAAGAGTTTGTTAGGAGAACCGGTAAAAAAGCTGAGAGAGTCAACGCTGTGCTGCGCCACCCGGAATATGAGTTCATAATTGCTGATTTAGACCGCAGAATAGTGGGGGAAAACGCTGTGCTGGAATGCAAGACTACAAACGCCTTTAACGAAAAAGAATGGCTGAAAGACGAGGTGCCGGCGGCGTATCTCTGCCAAATACAACACTATATGGCGGTGACCGGAGCTGATGTTTGTTATATTGCATGCCTTATAGGCGGTCAGAAGTTTATTTATAAAACCGTTCTCAGGGACGATGACTTTATAGACTATTTAATAGAGCGTGAGGTTAATTTTTGGGAAAACAATATCCGCAAAGAGATTCCGCCTGAAATTGACGGAAGCAGGAGTGCGGAGAGGTTTTTAAAAGAGACTTATCCTGAAAGTATGGATACCTGTATATGTATGACTTCCGATATTGAGGCAGCCTGCAGGGAACGCCGGGACTTGAAAAATAAGATAAGGGAGCATGAGAACCGAATCAAGGTTTTGGACAATAGAATAAAACTGGCGATAGGCGAAAACTCTTATGCACAGGGGAGGAAGTTCAGCGCTTCATGGGTAAGCGCTAAGCCGCGCAGGATACTT